CGATGATAGCTCTTGTTGGAGTTCCCATTCTGTAGTATTTTTTTCCACCAACTCTGTTACCATAGATCATGTGACCTTCAGCTCTAAGCGTGTCAATCATTGATCTTGGAGACTCTAAATCAAAGTTCTTTTGAATTGAAGTCCAAGCAACATTACCACCTTTTGATAGTAAGTTAAGTAGTTTTTGTTTTTTTGATAAAGCTTTTCTACCTCTAGTTTCTGTAGCAACAGTTCTTTTTACTGTTTTTACTTTTACTAGTTCATCTTTACCAAACAAGTTTTTTAATGTATTTAACATATTAATATACTCCTTTATATATTTGAGTTGTTAATTTAACTATTTTACAACCTGTGAAGGCGATTCTTAGCGAATTCATTTGTCAAGGTCTCCATCCGGTTCCAGCCAATCTGGACCATCTTTTAGTTCCTCTTTTAAATCTTTACTAAAAGGTCTTGTTGTTTTACCTTTATGAAATATGTCGTAGTTTATTCTAGCACTTTGACCACCGTCTCTATTAACTTTTAGTTCTACCATTTTTTCTGATAACACTTGTGATGGGTGTTTCATATTAAAGTCTCTGTAAATTAAACCACGCATTGTATCTACTAACATTGCTAAATCTTTTGTAAATTCACCTCTATCTGTTTTGATACCCATATTATAAAAACTTTTTAGTAAACTTAAGCTCATATCATCTACACTTGTTTCAACAAACTCTTTGGTCTGTTGTTTATGCATTTGGTCCAAAAACTTTTGGTCTTCTTTCTTTGGACCAGCAGTTGACTTCTCCACAATTCTATTTGTAGGAAAAGGTATTACATTTTTGTAGTCATCTTTATTTGTCAATTACTTCACCCTTAAAATTTACTAAACCTTTATCGGCAAAGTATTCTATAAGTTGATTATAACCACCGACTAACTTATCATCAATCTTTATTTGTGGCATTGTTCTAACTTGTTTACCAATATCTTCTACTAGTTTTACAGGATCAGAACCAAAGTCTTTTTCTAATGACTTTTCTTCGTATTCAAGGCCAAGCGTCTTTACAAGGTGCTTCGCCTTAGTACAAAATTGACAGTTATTTTTACTGTATATTACTATCTTCATTATTACCTTCTAACTTTTCAAACGCAATTTTAGCTTTTGATTTTACATTGTAAGCATCAACAGCTTCTGCGATTGTGAAGTTGTACATTTTGTTATAATCACCCATTGGTAATCTTAAACCAATCCATACTCTATAATAACCATTTTTAGTCATAGTTATATCTTTAGCAAAGATTTCATAACCTCTTACTGGTGTCTTTGTAATTAAGTTGACAATTGTACTCTCAACTTCTGACACAGTAGTCTTGTTATGTTGTTTACCAAGTTCTGTGATGAATATTTTTGACGATTTATTCATTTCACCTTTAACAATATCAGCAAGTTCTGACTTCGCAATCATCATGCCTTTCTCTATTGCTAATTGTAAATCTGGCGACACAGCCGTAGCAACACCAAAGATACACATTTTATCTTTGTTCTTACCAAAAGTTGGTGTATCACACGCCTTCTTATCTGAAAAATCATTAACGTACCACTTCGGTACAGTTTCAATAATTTTTGTCTTCTCTTTTTTAATCTTATATTGTGACGCACAATTTGTCAACAATAACGATAGGGTAAGTACACCCATTATTTTCACATACTTATTCATAATTATTTAACCTCACTTTTTACATTATATACTAGTTCTTGCGCTTTGTCAAGTGCTAGAGCAATATGATCTAAAAACTCAGCCCCTGTCATACCTGTCACAACAACTATAACTAATGAGATTATGATTATATTTTTAATCATTTAACCTCCCATTCACCATTTAGTTTTAAACATACTTTTCCTGGTGAAAAAAATGCATGTTTGTTCCGACTATATCTTCGGCAGTATTCTGGTTGTGCCATATCAGTATAGTAAAACTCAGCGAATAGTTCCCAATAAGTTGGTCCATCGACTCGTTTTCTACCATCTGCACACTCCAAAATTTCTTCCTTGATAAGTTGATTATCACTCTCTTTGATAATTACTTTTACATAACAATACTGATCTGCCGCATTCTTTGGTTTCACAGTTGTTATTTTATCCCAATAAACTTTATCTCCAGCTTTCTCTACTTGTTCAATCTTATCTAATACTTCTATTACTTTATCTTTAGTTGTCACTTCATTAGCAAATAGATATGTACATATTAATAAAAATGATATAGACCAAAACATTAATTTTACAAAAGCTCTAGGGTCATAAGGAGGCATATTAGTTTCCTTTCCATTCTACCCATCGGCCATCTGGCATTTGACAGGTTATTCCAAAAATTGTATTTCTATTCACACCACCAATACCTACAAGTGGCCATCTGTTAGATATATCTACAGTCGCACTATAATCTTTACACTTGATTGGTCCTTTGTGATATGATCTTGTTGTATGTATGATACCACTATTACCAGTCTTTTGATTAAACCAATTTGTATAACTACTCGTACTTGGTCCGTGGTTTAAATGATCTACAAACGTAGCATTGTGTACATCATAATCTGAATTGTACATAACCTCTGCGCCAACAAATGCGCCAGTTACTGCACAAGCCGCAATCGCATATGGATCATTGATTCCCATAGACACACAAGCGCCTGTGGTAGTTGTCGCACCTAACGTTGCGCCTACATTTGATCTAGTCGCTTGACAATTAGTGACTAATAAACCAGCGATTAAGATTAATATTATTCTATGCATTTAATTTCTTTATTGTATCGTTTACTTCAAAAAGCTCATCTTCTATTTGTTGTACTTTACCAGAAGGACCATTAAACTCGTAATGTTCTAGCTTTTCTTTTAGTTCTTTTTTTTGTTCGTTTAATTGTTGTATAGTTATATCTTTATTTGTCATATGGTTGTGTATCATTAGCAATTAATTTACAAGTCGCCTGAATATCATCAATCAATTCTTGTACTTGTTGATCTCTTTCAGGCGTCTTTGGATTATTGTATTTAAGGTTGTAAAGTCTATCACTTGTCTTTTTAACACCATCAACCTTTAAACAGAAATCACTAATCTTGTGTATCATTTTTCTTAACCAATAGTGATTTGATTTTTAACCAATTGTTTTTTAACTGTTCTTTACCATCAGCCCAACTTTTCTTTTGGTACTCAACTGTTTTAGTCTTCTCGTTTTGTAACCAAGTCGTAACTGTATCATTCGCCATAACATTTGTACTAAACAGTACCAATGCAATTATCATTATATATTTGTTCATACTTTTTTTCCCATTGTTTTAAAATCCTTTGCATCAACAATCATGTAAGGACCTTTGTTATACGGAACACTAATTGTTTTGCCTTCTGGTATTGTGCTCGTATAAGTTTTTTTGTAAGTAGTACCAGAAATTCTATCACTCGTTGGTGGTGATGGTCTACACTTGTAGTCTGGCATTGGCACGCCATGTCTTTGTTGTAGAATTTCACCACTGTCAACATCAATCTCAATACCTAGTGATCTAATGTACTGATTGTGTGTCTTGTTTAGATTTTCTAACTTCTTTTTTTTCACCGTTTTCATAAATAAAAAACTCTAGTTCTTCTTGTTGTTTTTTCTCAGCGTAAGTCATTTTAAAAACTCTCATATAAGTTGCGTCTCTCGGATTTGGAGCGGACCAGTCATCAATCAAATTCTGTAGTTGATCTGGTTTAATAGAAATATTACTAAAGTTTCTAGGTACTTTAATCATGTCTTCTTTTAAAGCGGAAAGATAAGCGATACGGTGTGTATAAGTTTCTTTCTTCTTACTTTGATCTTTTTTAGTAACATCTTTAAACTCATTGAATAGTAGTTCTTTAGTGTACATCATATATTATTGTCCTTTGTTAGTGTTAATAAGTCTTTATTGTATCAGGAATTGATTTATTTGTCAACCCCTTAAAAATCGTTGATTTTACTAGGTTTTGTGCCGCTGAGCGACACATATATTGGTATTTCGTACACGATTCGATACTACATACCCCCCTAAAATACGCCATTATAGACCCAAAGCCTTTGTTATTTGTTCTTCACTATTGGGCAAGGGTTTACCACTTCTTAACCAGTCAACCATTTGTTCCATATAAAATGCCTCATCTTCTTTGCCTTCTTCATTTAATAACTTTGCTGCTGTCTTAAAGAATTTGAAGACTTGCATGTCTCCATTTCTATCTAATTTCTTTTCTATCTTACCTGGTCTTTGATTAGACATAACTACCTTTAAATTTAAATCTTTTAAAAAACTTTCTATCTAAAATAGCAGTGGTCATTTCTTCAACCTCACCCTGCCTACAGGCGAATATCATAACTTTAGATTTTGTTTCTTTTAAATTTTTATATTTTCTAATTGCATCTCTGTAATTTTTAAATTCATGTCTGACCCAATTAGACCTACCCATATATTCGTTTACTTGAAAACCCTCTATATTTTTTAATACAAATTGTTCTCTTGTATTTCTTAAACAATTTGGATCAAAGGGCATATGACCCCCATAATATTAATAGTAACATACCTGGTACTACAATTGACATAGGCCAAAATTCTAAAAAGTCTTTCCAACCTATCTTTTCTGCTTTCTTTTGTTTCTTTAAATCTTTTTTAACTTCTCTCATTAGAACATTAATAGGTTCACCTTTTTGAAAATTAGGAAATCCCATATCGTTTAACATACCAACTTGATTATAAACATCTTGTAGTGTTTTTTTATTTACAGTTATAGTTACAGTTTTCATTTGATACTCTTTCTATGACCTACCACATTGTTTACGAATACTCTTATCAACCTTGATACATCTACCTCTTGTTTTTTAAGAGTGTTTGGATTTGTAAAAATTACTTTACTTTTATTTACTTCCATAGATGTTTGCATACTACTGTCTGATGATACCACAACAGCATCATCTGTATGTTTACGCCAATCGTGTGAGCTATAATCTTCTTGTGCCATTACTTGCCTTTCAATTGTTCTGCTTCTAAATTTAATTGTACATCAACATCATCTGGTACATCAACCTCATCAGCATGTTGATCTATTTCTACATCACCATTTTCTACAGCATACTCATCATCTGTATAAGATACTTTACCAAGATATTCTGTAGTATCACTATCTGAATAATTAGCGTCAACCATATAAGTTAAGACACCATCTTTTTCATCTGTGATCTCTGCATTTATATTTGAGTGATTGATACCGTTATCACTAAATTTCTTATCAGCATCATCTTTACTATCTGCCAATACATCTTGCTCAATAACAAGTGTATAATATTTTTTACTTCTGTATAGATTTTTGCCTAAGTCTTCTTTTACTAAAACTATATCTGTTTGTGTGTCCATATTTTCTCCTATTTGTTGTCTTCACTACTCATCAATAAAACAATGTAGTGAATTGCTTTTAATAAATCTTTTCTATTCTTACCATTCTTCTTACCATATCTAGCAAGATACTTGATAGCGTTGGCTTGACAGAAGTCTTTGTCAATACCTAAATGTCTTAACATATCTTGTACTTGAAAACCATCTTTAGTTGTACTGTAGTGTTCACTATAAGTTGATTTGATATAATTGTCTATTTCTTTTACTATCTTTTCTTCACCGTATTTCATTAATGACACCTCTTTCCAGCATAACTTGGTACTTTACTTTTTGTTAGTTTTACGTTAAAATCTTTTCTTAATGATTGTCTATGATACTGTTGACCATAATCATTAAACATATTTTTATCTTCAGCCGCAGTTTCACCAAATACATCTTCGTAAGTTTGATAATATTGTTTTTCATCTATCAATTCTATTTTGGTTACATTTTCAAAGTTCTTAGCTGATTCTTTATAATTCCAGTCACAGAATTTAAGAATTTTCATTTTCATAGTTTCTGTATTAAATTTTTTCTTGTACTTCATTGGTACATTTCTATACACAGTTTCATAAGCGTAAAAGTATTCGCCATGCATTTCTGGGTCCATGTATTCTCTCAAATAACAAACGTTAAAAGTTTTACTCATTAAGATTTACTTTCTGTTAATAATACTTCTTCAACATTATCTTCTGTGATACCTACCATTTCTAGGTTATCAAGTTTCTTAACTTCTTCAACCGCAGTAGTTAAGTCAATCTGACCGTCTTTCATTTTGAAGACTATCTTATCAACAGCGTTCTCTACTGAGTTTTCAATGTATTGTTTTATTTTTGACATAGTGTTTGTCCTTTCTTGTAGTTGTTATTATAATATAAATTTTGTTCTTTGTTAATCTTATTAATTAATTTTGACAGGTTGAACATTGACATAGTAGGGTTATTATATACTGTTTTGTTCACATTGTCAAGTCGTTTAATTAACAATTTAAGTTTTATTTGTTTTTCTTTGTTATTCATACTATTATAATATCAGGATTAACTGATAAGTACAGTATTATTTTGCTAGTTTTATAGGGGTTTTTAAGGTATTTTGCGTGATGTTCTTATTTTGTTCTTATTTTTGACACAATATTGACTATTTCCACAGCTCTTTTACCCATTCTTGTGGCGATTCGTCTGGATTTGGGTTACCATGGAACACACAAACCTTGGCATTCGGGTCTTGTTCGTAAGTCATTTTGTCTATATGGTATCTTTCACCCTTACGATTTAACCACTTATATGATTGTGTCCACGAATCAGGAAATGATATTGTGTCTTCGTGTGATTTAATTATAGCAGATATAATGTCTTGGTCACCATGCGCATTATTAAACTCTGTTTTTCTTTTTAGATACTCTTTCCATATGATACTATGATATTGATTGTTAAATCTCATTATACTAGAATTAAATAGACCAGATGATGGATTAAAGTCATTCATACCTACAAAGTTCTTTGATTCTCCTATCGTAGCTAGTTCATCTATATTCTTCATAATAACCACATCTAAATCCATATATAAAGTATCACCTTCTAGTTTACTTTCTGGACTAAAAAGTTGTAGTTTATTAAACCAACCCTCAAAGTCATGTCTTTTAAATTGTCTAAAATCTATATCTTTACCTCTAAACTCTCTTTGTTTGTGTAAGACAGTGCTATCTGTAAAACATACAAATCTATATGGAACTGTTAAGTTTCTTTCAACCATATTATATAGGTTTCGTAAATAAGACCACGGATCTGTAGGTGGTCTAGTATATTTGTCACCATAATATACACAAGCAAAATTAAGCATATTGTTCCTTTAGTACATCATAAGCTAAACCATCTTCTATTTCTTGTAAGGTAAACTGATTATTGGCTACAGTTCTCAACCATACTGTAACATCTTCTCTAGGTTTCATAGTTCTATTTTCTATATTCGCAACATTACCTGATAATGAATAACATACATTATTACTATGTGTGACCACTGGTACTTTATTCAACACAGCATCAACTGCTGATAAACTCATATTAGTTACTAATGCATGACAATCTTTTAGTTCATCTTTTATATCTGTATTCCACCATTCATTATTAGGTCTTGGTTTATTCCTCATAGTAACAAGTCTATCTGTATATATTTTTATTTCTTCACTAGCTTGTGTAATAAAATCTTCTTGTGATATGCCATTTGTAAAAAAGGTAACTGTTTGTGATGATGGCGCTAGTAATATATGTTTACATTCACCAGTATTCCAACCTTTAAACTCTGCGTCTATACCTTGTTGTAATAACTTTGTATGACGTGACCCATCACCAGGTTTACCACTATTCATATGTATACCACCTTTTATTATCCTAAAATAAGTCGTATCGTATTTGTCTATTGATGGTGTTGGGTATCTTGTTATTTGATCTGTAATATATCCAACATCAACCATCCACCATTCTTCGCCTTTTTCTTTTACTTGTGCTATCTCTTGTAGATTACTAGAGCCTAAACCCCAAAAGAAATGTACAGGTTTCATCTTTGTATCTTTCCAACCTTTCTTAATAGCTGGAAATAGTTGATGAGATAAACATGCTGCCCATGGTATGTCGTGTGTTATAATCATATCGTAAATAAAAAATCACCATCTGTTATTTCTGGTATCTTTGTTGCCTCCACACCTTCTTCAATTGATCTTACTGGTTTTAAACCTTGACCTTTGTGATTATAAAAACATCTATAACCTCTAACAAAGAAAAATTCAAATGTAGTTTCTACATGATACTTGTTAAACTTAGCATATATCTCAACCATACAAGTTGGTTTATATTCTAATATTGTATTTACTGCACCTTTTAAAACATCTAACTCTACACCTTCTACGTCTATTTTCATAAACCCTACATCATTAATTTTCATACTATCTATTGTGACAGTATCTACGTTTATCATTGGACCATCAACTAGATTTTGAAAACCTGAATTAGATAATCTTTTATCATCTACATAGAAACCTGATACACCTTCAAAATCAGCAACTGCTAGATTGTGTGTGATTACATTGTTGTGTTTTTGTTTAATCTTTTCTAGTTGTTCATACACAGGTGGTACTGCTTCAAAACATATGACGTTTTTAGAGTGTTGCGCAAAATGACTTGCATACATACCAGTTGCCGCACCTACATCAATTGTATTTTTATATAAATTGAGGTATGGAGTTGTTTGGCCTAACATAAAATCTTTTAAATGTAAGTCTAATATGTGTTGTTTAAATACTCTTTTTTTTAATACGTTATCACTTAATTTCATTTCATTAATATTTGTAAAGCAATTCTAGTTCCTGTTTTACAAATACCTCCTCTATGCATACCAGCTGGGTCAAAGACACATAAATTACCTTTGTCACTAGTAAATGTTTTTTCTTGTTTTAGTATTCTTTCTTGTTCTTCTGTACCATCTAATAATAATCTACCAAAGTTAAATGATACTCTTAATTGTTTTGGGAATTGAAATACCGCAGCTCTAGAGTCTCTAGTATGACAATAGCTACCTGTTGATATAGCTCTACCAAATATATTTTGTAAATCATCATATATCCATCTATTAGATTTTTCTACATAACTAAATGGACCATCATCTTCTGTAATATCATTTAGATATAACATAGCTTTCATAACATTTTCTTTTGGGTCTATATGTAAATTAGTTGTCTTTGTTACAGTTTTACAATCATATAAAAATTGTTTCCAATTTTCATCTGTTGGTCTAGCAATATGTAATACTACATTGGTAACTTTTAGACCATTGTACTTATTATATTTTGACGCTGCGTTTAGTATACCAAGTTTTTGAAACATATCATTTACATATTTTACAATATCTGGATTTATTTGACCTAATTGGGTTGATCTATCAAACTGACCTGGTGGTGGTCGCCAATCAGGTAACACAATTAACTTTTTAATTTCATCATCTATCATATCTCTTAATTCTTTTGTATCTATTTTTAGATATGATATACCTTTTTCGTATAGGTCTTCGTATATCTCATTACTAGGCAAACTATTCTCTATTTTACTATCTTCAAATGTCTTATAAAACTCAAACATAGTATTTAATTTTGTTATTAGTTTTGTATCTGGTACTTTCATATACCATTGATAACCTCTTTCAAATGTATGTAGATCGCCATTTTGTATTCCTTCTTTCATTACAGATACATATTCTTCGTGGCCATTACCCATATAGTGTCTTTCGTGTTTTATATCTGGAAAGTCAGCGATGTCAGGAAACACAAAACCGTGATCGTAAATAGGATTATCAAAACGCATGGTAATCAAACCTTTCACATAATTGTTTCTCTGCTTTAGTTATCAATCTTTTACATTGGTCATATTTCATACTATCTATTACTGTGACTGGTGTATTTGTAGTTTTATTATTAGCACCATGTATATAAATGTTTTCTCTAATACCTTTTTCATCAAAATCTTCATTGTTTAATTTTAAAACATGGATTAAAGCATCAGGTAATTGTTCCATCTTACAGTATTGTACGTTTTCATATTTGCCTAGATAGTGTTGATAGTAATGCCATACCATATTTTCTTTCTTTAATATATTTTCTACAAAGGTATTATAGTCTTTTGATTGACATTCAGATTCTAAAACAATATAATCTTGCCAGTTCCAAGCCTCGCCATGTTT